TGCTTCGGGTTGGATTCTGAGTGCTGTTCTGATGTTCGTCCCTTCCGTCCATGCTTGCTCATTAGTGGCTTTGAATAGACCCGGTTCGGATATACTCCTCAAGCTTATCTCGGTCGCTTTGGCTCGTTCCAATTGTTTTTCCGCCCTTGATGGCGAAGAATCCGCGCCAACCTTTTGTAATTGATTGGAGGATAATGAGTCTGGCTGTCTGTTCATCGTTGTTTGATAGTTTTTGAAGCTCATGAAGTACGGCTTTCAAACCGCGTTCGGTATACTTCGGGTATTTTCTCTGTTTACGTTCGTCTATCCATTCACTCCAAAGTCCTTTGAAGCTTTCTGAATCCCAAGGTAAAAAAATTTCCTCTCCTTGTTTCTCTATTTTGTTATAAGTTTTATTCTCCTCTTTGTTCTTAGAGGTACTATTCTTTCGTGCAGACCGTAAATCCTTTTCCTTCTGCACGTAAATTGGTTTCCTTCTGCCCGAAACCTCGTTTCCTTCTGCACGTAAAAATAGACGGCGAACTCTCCCGTTGAAGTTTATCTCGATGAGGTTCAAGTCTTCCAGATGATGGATGGCTTTTGAGACCGTTGGTCGGCTGACTTGATACTCTTCTTGTATTGATTCGTTCGACTTAAAGAAGCCGCTATCCTGCTGCGAGAATCCCATAATCTCGGAGAGAAAAACCTTCTCGAAAAGGTTGAGCCTTTGGTCTGACCATATACCCGAGGGGATCCAAATACCTGTGAATTTCTGTTTCATGGTGCGAAAGATAAAAAAAGGGAGGGAATGACCCCTCCCCATTTCTTCAGTTGTTCAATTCGCTATCGCGTTCCATGACTTCAGCGACGATCTCTGCGAAGGTTGCATCACATTGCTTTGAAATCTCTGGCAAGTACTTCATCATGTTACGCGGTCGGGCTTCACACCAACTCCGAACGGTCGCCTCGTTCAATCGCAGCTCCTCTCCTACGTTTTTCATAGAGCCGTAATTCCTTAAAAGGAAGATTTTTAGGTTATTCATAACGTTCGTACTTGATAGCACCCCAAAGAAAGGAGCGAGATATCTTCACAGACTTGATTTGAGGGGTCTTCTTTGAACGTTCTCTCTTATTCTTAGGTGTTGATACCTTCGATGTGGTCTGCTCGCTTAGAATGTACTTCTTTCCGCTGTAAGTATATTCCGGTTTCAAGTTCTTACTCCATCGCGTCTGCATTGCAGCTAGTGTATGGTTACCGATTGGCCTCATGAGAGTCCAGTCAATGCGTCCGGTTTGTTTCTCGCAGGTGATATTGACCATCTCAACGAGCAACTTCTCTTCGTTTAAAGTCCATCTGTATCTGTTCATAGCTTCGAGACTAATGCATCACGCAAGTTGATGAGGTGTTCAGCGGCTTCAATAATCTTCTCCGGATCGCTCTCTTGTTGAATAGCCAAACCGATTGCCCAACTCGCACCGATGCGCTTGGTGGTTTCGGCGTTGTCTTTGAATCCACCCCCTTGTGAGAAGCCGCCCGCCTTCTTAATCTTGAGCTTTGTCCCCCAATTGTTCACGGTCTTATTGTACTCGACCTCATCACCTACATCGTAAGGTGGTTTTTCTGGGTTGGGGCTTGCCGCCGTTCCTTCTGTTCCATCTTCCATGCAGACTGTGTAGTCGTACATTGTTCCGGACTGTCCAGTCCAAGTGTTGTCGGTTTTGTCAATCGACTTGATTTTACTAGTTTCCATAGTGTTAGGTTTTATGGAGTTATAAGCCGCTCTCCTTGTAAGATTGGCTGAATTCAGTTTGATTAAAATTAGGGAGGTCTATCGGTCGCAGTTGGTGTGATCGCAATCGTAAGAAGATTTCATCCCATCGCTCTTCCGTTGGTGTTGTTTCTCTTATCTCATCCTCTAGACCGTCATCGTCATCACGAAGGCTTGATGTAGTTAGAAGCTGAAGAGCGTACTCACGCACTCCCTCGATATCTTCTTCTTCGAAGTCTGCCCACTCCATGCACATAGAACACATCTCTAGGTCTTCGTACTTATCTGCTCCACAGCAGACGGATTGGAGGTTGCTCATTTCGTTCTAGCTCTAACTATTTGACGCTTGAAGTCTTCCCATGCATCTTCAAAGTCTCTGTGATCACGCAAGTTGTTTGCGAAGTCGTTGTAATTCGAAGCGGCGTTCTCGGTTACCGAGGATTGTACGCAGATGTAGCTATTTCGTTTCATTGCTCTGATTGTTTAATTTAATATTCTCCGTTAAACTTTTCGACAGTACCGTCCATATTTACTATGCCGCGCTCATTCTCATTGTGAAGTTCCGTGATTCTTTTCTCGATGGCATCAAATGCTGTTTGCAAGTCGAAGAGGTATCTGTTCAATTCGTCATCTTCGTATTGCAGCATAGCGTAAAAATAGAAGTCAAACGTTGTTGATTTGAGCTGTTTCATTTCCGTAACTCTTCTATAATGATGTGTTCAATCATATCAAAGTCAACCGGGAAGAGCGTGTCGTCTATTCCGTACAGCTCAACTTTGTGTTCTTGCTTGCCGTTATGTTGGCAAAGCTTACAAGATTGAATACTGATAAAACCATTCGAAGGAGCTTCGTGATAAGACCCTTCAACTCCTGCATCAACTTCGTACTCTATCTCAAGTGACGTGTTGTCTTCTAGTTCGATTGTGTGGTGTTCCATATCTGTGTTTTTTGTTGTCACAAATCTACACGTTATTTTCCAATAACCAAACTATTTTACAGAAAACAGAGAAAAAAGAAGGGAGACCCTTTCAGATCCCCCTCCCAAACAAAAACAGATAAGCCCAACGAAAAGGCTGAAACGAAGATACTCTAGGATTTAGCAGAACCAAAATAATAATTCACCACTTGACCAACGAGAGTTCCTTCAGCGAATCCGAGTATATGGAAAAAGACCTCTTTGTCTTGTATTCCCGTCATCGCCCAAATGACCATAACCACCCCGATAGTCATTGCAGCAATACCGACGATGGCCTGCATCCAGTCACGCTTTCCCGTGACCTTTGTCACATCCACCTCCCTTTGTCGTGCGCTTGCTCGGTCTTCGTTCTCTAGTTCAATGAGTAACATCCGGGCTTGCTTCTTTTCCTCCTCGCTCTCTGTCGAGGCATCTATCAACGCCCCTATCGCTTGGAGTGCGCCGCCGTCGGGAATGACCTCACCGATCGCTTCAAATACCTGTGGAGCTTTGTTTCTGAACCATGCACCGAGCTTGGTGTCTTTGAGTGCTTTCCTTTCCATCTTATAAATCCATTAAAATATTTATGGCCGTGTGGCCTCCAATTACTACCCCGCACGCAATTTGTTGGAACTTGAACGCTTTCGCATAACTCATAGCTAAATGGTCGCGATTAACGCCCGAACCGACTTGCATAGAAAACACGCGCTTCATGCCGCTATTCCATTCCACATAACATTGAGTATGGATGTGACCTTGAACCGTACTCATCATATCGTTTTTGGCTTTGGTTCGTGCGCTGCCTCCCTCACCATGAATGTACTGAACGTCATCAAATACAATGCGCTCTACCCAATCCCATTTAGGGGTTCCTAAAACTTCGTTGTAGGATTTGAGCCATTTCTGAGGCACTCCCGATCTGACTAACTTCCTAGCGATTATCCGGTCATGGTTGCCCGTTATAATTGTTGCGACCGGAAATGCTTTGTACCATTCTTGCACCTTTGCAATTGCAAAATCTAGTTCGTCCTGACCAGATGGGAGCTCGGCTGGAGTCTCATGAAACGACGCAAATGCATTGTCGATAATATCGCCGATAAAAATAACTTGATTGCAGTTAAAACGCTCGTATGTGTCAATACAATGCTCTAAATAACCACCAATACAAAAAGGTTCATGCGTGTCCCCAATCACAAGTATTCGCCGTTCGTTTGCCCGTAGGTTTTCGAGAGCTTTGTATTGTTGCTGACTTAAACGAGGGCGAAACTGCGACATCTTTTCAGGGGTTTAATATGTCCAAATGATATGATTCTCCTTTAGAGGATCAGCATCCGCGTGGATGAAGCCGTTTCCAATCCCTATCCTCGTGATGCCAACCTCGAGAAGAGCGTCAAGGATTATCCAACGCTCGGAGGAGTTGCGTACCCGTATATCAGCAGCCAAGCCGATGAGGTGCGTTGAGTTTCTCGATGCGCTGAATCCCTGCTCTATTAGCTCGCGGTTATATTCCACCGACCTAAAGCCCGACGTTATAACAAACGGAATCCCCGCGTAGTCTCTAGCCTCATCGAGTAGCTCTAAGAAGTCGGGACACATCATGCACCCCGTTCCCGGCTCATCAGGTGACTCAAATTCTTCTAGCTTGAAGTACCTCATCGCTTTGCGAGTAAGAGTTCAATTTTGTGAACTGATTCAATGACTTCTTTCATCATCTGTTTCAATTCGTCTTTGTCGCTCTCTACTCGGATAACGCGACCTTTTAGTTTTTCAATGTCGCGGTTTAGGTTTACCCATACCGCTATGATCCCGAGAAGGCTTGGGAGTATTGTTAGTATTGTTTCGATTGAAATCATCGAGGAACTTCTTTAGTAGGGTAATATTTTTCTCTCTGCTGTTTCTCATTTGAACAGATAACGTAAATCAACAGTTTCGACACCGCTTCCACCGCGTGAGATACTCAAGCCGCTTTGATAGTAGTCCGCCGGTTGGGGCAACATATCAGCTCCCGTATTCGATGAATACTCTGGGAAGAGTGAGGAGTTGTTACAGAGGTATTTGTACAGTCGGAACGTGTAGAACTGAGCGTTGGTTCGTGCGCGTTCTGTTTCTCGGTGTAAATCATCGGGAGAGATACCCGTTGTATCCTCAGATACTCGTATGGCGAGTCCTCCGTTGTCAATCTTTACGTACAGCGACGGCATAAGGTCAACCATCGTCCACCAAAGCGTCGCCTTGCGGACGTAGTTATCGAGTAAAAGAGCATAGTTTCCGGTAGGCCCGCCTACCTGAGTCACCTCTGTCTTTAGCTTTTCGAGTAAATCCGTCCCCAAATAGAGCTGGATATACTTGTCTTGAGCCAAAATAACGGAAGGAACGAGGTAAGAGTCTTCTACACTCGCGTTGATGTTTGTGATCCGCTTGATATAATCGGGATTCACGAAGAGAACTTCTGCTTGTAGTGCCATTATCGGGGGTTTACGAAGCCTTCATTGGGCATATCGATGGGACGTTGTGCGACTTTGGGCGAGTTTGTGGGCAACCTCTTAGCGTCTACCCCCGCTTCTCGTATCAGTTTCTTCGCTTGGTTAACTGATATCTTCTTATTTGTCTTCTTCAGGTACGTTTGACGAGACCAAAAATGGTGACATCTAGCGCCGCCTTTCCACAAAAATAAATCGTAAGTGTCTGAGCCTGAGCGACCTAGCCCAGGATTGACTGCTCTAAGAGATGCCGCTTCAATGTCCTCTTTCCGGTAGACTTTACTAGCTGCTACCATCTTCTTACAGAAAGATCGTGAGTCATCTTGCACCGATTTGGGAGAATACACGTACCGAACCTTTATGATTTCGGTGTCCTGCTCGCTCTTGCCGTTGGGATTGGACGAGGGAACGCTTGCAAACGCCCATAGAGCGTCCTTAACGGCCTCCGTTTCATAATCAACGGGGCTTTCGTCTATTAGTTCCCATTCATCGCTTATATCCTCTCCTAATGCGTCGAGGTGTTCCCATGAGGCATCGAGGTTGACTTCGTCCTCTTGACTGCTCAATTCAAGAACTAAAGAATCCAAGCCCGCAGCCCGTAAAAGTGTTTTAACAGTCTCTTCGACAATTCTTCTATTTGGTCTCACAACGTTTTGCTCGAATAGCTCTGCCGATTCCGCAAGCTCTCCACCGCCTCCCAATTTACCCGGTACAGCAACCCCGAACATCTGCGGGTTGGTGACCCTATGTCCAACCATAATCTTCGCGGTTACCTCTTCAGAAAGGAATTGGTATTGATTGTGAGCGTCGGACAATTGGAAAGGCTCAAAGTCTGGCTTCCTTTCGGGATCGTCGGAATATGTGACGATAAACTTCCCCGCGTTGCTTGCCCCGGACATCTGTCGCTCGATATCCATTCGGATACGGTTTCTCTCCTCTTGTGGGGGGATACCGTTCTTGAAGTGGATAGAAAAAGACGGCGACATCCCGTTCTTGATGTTGTTGATGTGATACTTTCCGATCTCCTTATCAAGCTCTATGTAGTCAATCGAACCCGTGTAGCATGGTTTTGGATAGTAGAAAGAACCCGGTGAAAACGGCTTTACGTAAAATATCTGCGTCGGGTGGTCTAGTTTCCTTTCAGGGTCGAAGGTGCAAATCTCATCTACCTCTTCTGTCTTGCTGCTCCAGTCTTTCGAGTAGTAGTAGTAATCAACCTTTTCGTCTTCGTTTACAAAGCCCGAACGGATATTCTCAAAAGGAAGGTGCGAGACGTTTGCGATAGTCGTTCTATCAAGTGACCAATTTACTTCCAAAGCAAAGCCGCCTTGAATTTGAAAGTCAACGCAAGCCTTGCGAAGCTCATCGTTGAGATTCCATTGGTCAAATGCCAAACGACCGTCCAAAGTCGTAGCATCAAAACCCTCTCCGAAGACCATCGTGGCGATAGTAGTCGTTAAAGCGTTATGAGTGGACGAAGAGTGAAAGAGGTCGATGAGGTACTGCGGGAAGAGGTTATCGTCCCCGTAGTTCACGAAGCCTTTAGAGTTTGCGCTTTCTGCGTAACTCCTCTCCTGATATTGGCTGAGTTTAAGTATGTCCATTACTGATAGTAGATAACGTTGTCGGGAACGTCGATAGTTGGGATGTTGTAGCCAACTGCTCCCGTCACATCGAGAGTCCCTTCTTCGATGAGTGCGACAACAGTTGTGTCGGTTGGGTCTAAGTTAGTGGTAGAGTTCTGCCCCCAGACTTTATAGAAGTATTGACCCGTTTCCTCTAGTAAGATATCCCCGTTCAAAGGATCGTCGACGTTGGTGAAAATAGAAAGCGCGGTGTACCTCGGGTTGTCTGTTGAGACATCTCCAATAAAATAGTAATCTTCGCGGCTTGCCATGCTTTGGAAAAGTACGAGATAATTCGCGAACGTATCAAAGTCTTTCTTCATCTCCTGAAGAGTGAGATAAATAGTCTGCTCGGTGGCTGAGTTGGGATTGAGATGTATCATATCGTTTTAAACTAAAAGAGGGAGGACGTAATGCCCTCCCCCTTCTTTGAACCTAACCAAAAAAACAGAATCAAACAGAGGTGAACGTAATATTCGCGTCGTCAGATGCAACGAATGGA